CCTGGCATATTCTAAACACCACGTCCGTTCATCCATTTTTCATGGACGCATGAAACCTAAGCATGGAACGGGGCTTAGGTACTAAGGAATTACAATGACTGTAAAACTAAAGTATCGTGGTGTTACTTACACTAAAACTCTAAACAATTAATTAAATGAAAAAACTTGCTCTAGCCCTAGCGGCATCTATCGCTTCAACTCCAGCAATGGCTGGCGTATATATAAACGCCGAGTCTAACGACGGCTATACTGGTAAAGATTATACAGGTAGAACTGTAGATCTTCACGTTGGTTATGAAGGTTCTCTTTCTAAGTTTGACTACTACATTCAAGGCGGCCCTGCTTTCACAGCAGTCGCTGATGTAGATGGTACAGATTCAAGAATCTCTGGTAAAGTTGGTGGTACATTCAACGTATCACAGAAACTTGGTGTCTATGGTGAGTTCTCTGGTATCTCTAATGAAGATGCAGACAACAGCTATGGTACAAAAATCGGAGCTAAGTATTCCTTCTAATGGGACAGCAATCACGTAACAATGGTGGGTTAGGTCAAGCACATCCAGTGCCCTACTCCCCTGAACCTGAAGAAAAGATTGAAGAAAAAGAAGACGACTTCCCACAAAGTTTGGAAGAAGCTCTCACAGGTTAATGAATTATGGATAGTGGTCTTCGGGCTGCTATCCTTCTTCATCCTTATAGAGGGAGCACACCTAAATTACCACCGTACATCTTATGAGAACACAACTAATCAATGCAATCAAAGCTCACGCTAATGGAGAGATACAAAAACACCTAGCTAACGTTGAGGTTTACTTAACTAATCCTGCTGGTATTGGAGAACATTCTGATATAACAGAAGCTATAGGTATTGAACTTGATAAGGTAGCTCGTTACCATGATCAAGTAGAAGTTCTTAATAAGTATGTACTTAATAAATAAGTACTGCGAGTGCCAATGGTTCGACTACAGCCTTCCAAGCTAGTATACAGGGGTTCGATTCCCCTCATTCGCTTTGGCTTTTGGCCCCTACGGGGACACCCTTAAGCCGTCTAGACGGTAGGGATAGACCTACAAAAAATGATCACAAAATTTTACGTACGTAAGAAAGATAACTATACAATTTTTTAATTAATCATGGCACAACAGGCCACTACAGCCAATGCCAATGGTCCTATTTATGGAGGTGCCGATAATGGCGCACTCACTAATGCGGGTACCGTTGATCAAAGGCGAGCACTTTACCTGAAGCTGTTTTCAGGAGAGATGTTTAAAGGTTTCCAGCACAACACAATTGCTAGAGATCTTGTAACAAGACGTACCTTAAAGAATGGACGCTCATTGCAGTTCATCTACACAGGTCGCACAAAGAGTGAGTTCCATATTCCAGGTCAATCAATACTTGGTAACGATGAGAAGTCACCCCCAGTAGCAGAGAAGACCATCCAATGTGATGACCTCTTAATCAGTTCAGCTTTCGTCTATGAATTAGATGAAACATTGGCGCACTATGACCTACGTGGAGAGATATCACGTAAGATTGGTTACGCTCTAGCTGAGAACTATGATAGAAGAATCTTCAGAGCTATAACTAAAGCTGCTAGACAGGCTTCACCAGTTACTATGAGTAACTTTGTAGAGCCAGGTGGTAGTATGCTTAAGGTTGGTGCAGATACAAGTACAGACAAGAAAGACGCTTACGACTCTACTAAACTGGTGAATGCATTCTATGATGCAGCATCAATTCTAGATGAGAAGGGTGTTTCTGGTGATGGACGTGTAGCTGTTCTTAACCCAAGACAGTACTATGCACTTATACAAGCTGTAAGTTCTAATGGTTTAATCAACCGTGACGTACAAGGTACAGCACTACAGTCTGGTAATGGCATCATTGAAATTGCAGGTATTCGTATCTACAAGTCAATGAACATTCCATTCTTTGGTAAGTATGGTACATCTGCTGATCCTAACAGAACAGGATATGACTCTAAAGATAACATGGGTTCATTCGTTGGCGCAACCATGGATGACATGGAGCAAGCTGCTAACGGCGGTACACCAGCTGGTGGACAGAAGTCTGTAAACAACTATGGTACAGCTACTAAGTTTGCTAACAGTTGTGGATTGATCTTCCAGAAGGAAGCCGCAGGGGTTGTGGAAGCCATTGGCCCACAAGTCCAGGTGACAAACGGAGATATATCAGTCGTTTACCAAGGAGATGTTATTCTCGGAAGGCTCGCAATGGGCGCCGACTTCCTAAACCCTGCATGTGCAGTTGAGTTGATTGCTGGTATTAACACAGCGTCCTCTAATGCTACAGGTTGGGATGGATCTGGTACTGAGAACACAGCTATCTCTAACGCTGCTTTCACATAAGTTAACTAATATAATTAACCAACATATCGGGGGGCTTCGGCTCCCCTTTTTTTTTATTCACAAATATTTATACCTATGGCTACCTCAACAATTGACACCGATACAGAACTATCCGCAGTGAACTCAATACTGGGTGCCATCGGTCAGTCTCCAGTCACTAATCTTAATTTCGATAACCCTGAAACCTCCTTCATTTATAACATTTTAACCGAAGTTAACAAGGACGTTCAAAATGAAGGTTGGCATTTCAACACAGAGCATCATGTTAAGACTACACCAGATGCTAACAAGCACCTAACTCTACCATCTAATACCTTAAGGTACAGTTTAAATAATGGTGTAGCTGATAAAACTGTAGATTTAGTTGTAAGAAACGGTAGATTATATGATCTTGTAAACCATACTGATGAGTTTGCAGGTGATTTATATCTTGATCTTACAACATTATATAAATTTGAAGATCTACCTAATGTATTCCAACGTTATATTACCTATAGATCAGCAGTACGAGCCGCTGCACAGCTTGTATCTAACCCTAATTTAGTTCAACTTCTATCTCAAGATGAAGCTAAATCTAGAGCTGCATGTGTAGAGTATGAATGCGATCAAGGTAATCCATCATTCTTCGGTACACCACATGATAGTTACTACCCATCCTACCAACCTTATAAATCACTAAGTAGAGTCTAATGGCAAGTGTTACACAAACGGTACCTACATATACAGGTGGTATATCTCAGCAGCCAGATGAGCTAAAGGTACCAGGCCAAGTTAATAAAGCTAAGAATGTCATACCTGATATAACTCATGGTCTCATGAAGCGTCCAGGTGGGCGTTTAGTAGCTAGTTTATCTGACTCATCTGCATTTAATATACCAGACGGATCAAATACAAATACTCAATATGACCCTGACTCACAGACTAATGGTAAATTCTTTAGTTATTACCGAGATGAAGACGAGCAATACTTGGGTCAAATATCTAGAACAGGTGATGTCAGGATGTGGAAATGCACTGATGGCACACCAGTACCTGTGGTCTATCATGGTGGATCAGGTAGTTCATCTGAGACTGCATTAAAATTATATCTCAACCATAATGCTGATGACGATGTACAGTCATTAACATTGAACGATTATACATACATCACTAATAGAGCTACGTTAAAGAGTGACGGTACAACCGCTCACCCTAAAACAACAGTAGCAATGTCTAGTACAGTAGAAGCTCTGAGACCTGCTGAAGTATTTATTGATTTAAAAAAGATACAGTACTCAAGTCAATATGCATTAAACTTATTTGATAGTGCAACAGTATCTGAAGTAAGTACTGCTACTAGAATTGAAGTTACTAGACAGTATGATAGTGCTAACGCTTGTAATGGTAGCAATGTATTAAGTGGCTTACCTACAGGTGGTAATAGATGTACTGATGCTGCAGGTAATAATCAAGATGCGTACTGCCCTAATGTAGCTACTAGAATATTTGCAGTTAATTCAAATATGTCAGGTCCATCTGATGATGCTAATGGACAATCTCATACCTATGCAGTAACCCGTGGTGGTGGTACTGTAGCTACTAACGCTGCAGCTAACCTATACTTCCGTATTGCTACTATAGGTCAATCAGTAGCACAAGGCGGTAGTTCAGCTAACCCTGATTATCAGTGTAGATATACTACAACCCACGATCTACTGTATGGTGGAGAAGGTTGGGAAACAGGAGATTACTTTGATATCTGGATGAAGAATGCTAGATACAGAGTAACTATAATGGATCATAGTGTGTCTAAAGTACAGGCTACTATGAACAGTCAAACAGGTTCAGGTTTAATCAGACCTATACCTACACCATTTGATAATGAAACTACGGTTACTGCTGAGAGTATTATCGGTGATATCCGTACTATTATAGAAGCTTATAATAACGGTATAGATAACACAGAAACAAAACAGATTGGTACAGGATTATACCTGACCAATGGTAGTGCATTCAACGCTAGTACACCTAACAAGGACTTAATGACTGTCATAACAGACAGCGTTATGACTGTTGAGGATCTACCAGCAGAATGTAAACATGGTTATATTGTTAAAGTAAAGAACAGTGAAAACGATCAAGATGATTACTTCTTAAAATTCTTTGGTAAGAATAATCAGGATGGCCCTGGAGTATGGGAAGAATGCCCTGAGCCTGGCCGAAAGATAGAGTTTGATAAAGAAACCATGCCCATCCAAATCGTACGCTTACAGGACGATGGGAGTGGTACTATCACAGGTACAGCAAATGCAATTTATTTTAAAGTAGGTTACCCAGATTGGGAGAATTGTTTAGTAGGTTCTTGGGATGCAACAGCTGAAACAGGTACCGTACCTGAGCCAAGTTTTGTTGGAAAAAAAATTTCCAGGATGGTGTTCTATCGGAATCGACTTTGTGTATTAGCAGATGAAAATATCATCCTGTCAAGACCTGGAAGTTTCTTTGACTTTTGGTCTAAGACTGCAATGGTCTTCTCTAACATTGATCCTATAGATCTCTCATGTAGTTCTACATACCCTGCTATTATATATGACGCTGTACAGAATAATAGTGGACTAGTTTTGTTCACACCAAATCAACAATTCCTATTAACAACAGACAGTGATATTTTAAACCCCACCACTGCTAAGATAAACGCCTTATGTACCTATAATTATAACTTTAAAACTAACCCTATAAATCTGGGTACTACAGTTGGCTTCTTAGATAACGCTGGTAAATATACTAGATTCTTTGAACTAGCTAATATTAGGCGGGAAGGTGAACCAGTACTGATAGAACAGAGTAAAGTTGTTAATAAACTATTTGAAGATGATTTAAACCTTATCTCTATATCTAGAGAAAACGGGGTCATATTTTTCAGCGAAAAAAATCAGCCCCTTTTATATGGCTTCCGTTACTTTAGTGACGGTGAGAAACGAATGCAGCAGTCATGGTTTACTTGGGAATTACAAGGAAACGTACAATATCATTGTGTCTTAGATGACTCTGTATATGCCGTAATAAGAGAGGGTAGCAAGGATGTACTACAAAGGTTTGATATACAAACTGAGTCTACTTCACGTACCGTTACCGATGATTTTGATACAGTTGCTACAGATGATGATATCACCTATAGAATACATTTAGATAATAGTACAGTTATAGCATCAGGTAGCTTATCCTACTCTACAACTACTAAAAAAACTAGTTTTACCAAGCCAAATGGCTTTAATTCTAGTACAAAACAGCTTGCTGTGTACATTAATAGTACAGGTAATGAAGTAGGTAGGTATAATACCGCTGCAGTTAACGGTAGTAACATAGAAGTTGATGGTGATTGGACTGGACAAGCCTTAGTTGTAGGTTATTTGTTTGATATGGAAGTAGAATTCCCTACTATACACGTAACTAGACAGCAAGGAGACTCATATAGGTCCGATACTAGAGGTTCTTTAGTACTACATAGGGTTAAATTAAGCCTTGGTGATGCTGGTTTATACGAAACATTACTAGAACGTCAAGGTAAAAATGACTATACAGAGGTATATGAGCCTGTATATGCTAACCTTTACAACGCTAACCAAGTTGCTATACAATCTGAATCAATAAGAACTATACCTGTATATGATAGAAATACAAATACTGTATTAAAACTTAAATCTACCCACCCATCCCCCGCTACTTTACAATCTATGACATGGGAGGGTGACTACACCTCTAAATACTACCAACGTGTCTGATTACATTCACCCAATTACAGTTAAGGCTGCTTTAGAAGTAGCCTCTAACTTACTTCCTGCTGATTACAGGGAGATTATGGAAGGACATGGTGCTGATCCATTCAAATATTTACTACTTGAAGCTGCTAAAGCTGAATGTGTTTACTTCTCTGGTCCTAGTGGCAGGACTGCTGGTATGGCTGGAGTAGAACCAGATGGTAGAATATGGATGTTATGTACTGATGTTATCTTAGATACTCCCATTAAATTTGCAAGAGAAGCTAAACGCTATGTCGATAGCAGAGAAGAGAAGCTTCTATGGAACGTAGTGGATCAAAGAAATAAAGTCCACTTAAAACTTCTCAAATTTTTAGGCTTTAAATTCCTACGGGAACTTAATTACGGTCCTAATCAATTACCCTTTATCGAGTTTTGCCGTGTGCGCAGGAGCAGCAGCTGCATCAGCAGCTAACAAAAACGCCAGAAGACAGTACAAATATGCATTGCAGAAGCGAGAGCGGAAGCATATGCAGAAGCTTAGTATTTATAATCAATCTAAGGTACAGTTTGAAAAAGCGTATTCAAATATTCACCAAGGTTTAAATGCCTCTTACAGTAGAGCACAAACCAAATTAAATCAAATCAAAGAAAAGACTTGGAGTGAAAATTCTGGAGCTTTAATGAAGTTTATGCAAAATAGTAAGTTTGGTGACTTACTTGCATCTGGTAGATCAGGAAGATCTATTGCTAGAATGGGAGTACTAGAAGCTGGAGCTTTAGGTAGATTCTATGCTCAAAAACAAAAGAATTTAACTAATGCACAGTTCGCCTTTACTGAAGGTACTAAGTTATCTAGACAAAGAGCTGCTAATGCTCAAGAGAAAGAGTTTGCTAAAGTAGCATTCAACCCATCTGAAGATGTGGCACCTCCAGCACCTGTTATGCAGAACGTTGGTATGGCACTATTAGGAGATGCTATTGGATTAGCTGGTACTATTGGAAGTTTCTATGGTTCTGACTCCAGACTTAAAAAGAATATCAAAAAGATTGGTCAATCCATTGATGGTTATAACATCTATAAGTTTGAATACTTAGATGATGACAAGGAATGGATTGGTGTCTTAGCTGAAGAAGTATTCAAGAAAAAACCATCCGCTGTTACCTATGGTGACAATGGTTATTTAGCTGTTGATTATCATCAAATTGATGTAGCATTCAGAGAGGCAGTTAAACATGGCTAGTAAAAGTGAATATGATACCTTTGACTATCTTAAACCTGCTGATTATTTACCTGGTTTAAAAGGGCGTTATGCTGAAATGAACCAAGGGTTCGAGGATGCTGAACAAGTAGCAAAATTAAATGATCGTCAGCGGGTTGCTAATGCTGAGATCATGGGTAAAGTTATTAATAACGCTCAAAAGTTTTCTAAGACTGCAGCAACAGCTTTTAAAAAGCAAAGAGATGAAGCTCAAAAAGTATATAAAAATGAAGCTTTTGGGATCCAACAAAAGATTGGTGCAACCCAATCTGATATGGCTACCTGGAAAAGAGATAGAGAAGCATTAGGTGAAGACCACTCTACAGCACAGTACTTAGCTTATAAAGCTACCGAATCTGGTCATACTGACTTAGCTGCTGAACTTCAGAATCTAACTGGATGGAGAGCTCAGATACAAGAGGAGACTTTTGCTAAAAGATGGGCTAATAATTGGGAAGGAAACTTCTGGGATCCTGAAAAAGGTATTCTATCTAAAAATGAGAATGGTCAATATAATTATAGCATTACTCTTAAAGGAGATGATGGTCAACCAGATAGAGTCGTAAATTGGGATAATGCTACACAGGCTGAAAGAGGACAGTTAATTGAACACTATAATGTTCAGACTGGATTTAATGGAGTCAGTCATTATCGTAAAGAATTTGCTACAGATACCTTTTGGACTAAGCATCAAAATAATGTAAATAAAGTACTTGAAGGTGAACGTACAAAAGCATTAGAAGTACAAGCTAAAGAAAGAGTAGACTTCTATAAATCTACTATTATTGAATCTGCTAAAACAGGTAATGGAGATTTAGCTAAGACATTATATGAAATAGAAAATAATGAATTAGCTTGGTTTAAAGGAGATAGAGTTAAAGCTAGAGAATATTTAAAAGGTGTTGTCAAAGAAATGATCATTGATGGAGACATTGACCCATCTGATGCTACATTAGAAGGTTTTACATTTCTCCATAAAGGTACCAACACAGAAAAAGGTATAGACTTTTTCAAAGAGTATGAAGATTGGGGTGATATGGTCAGAGATGCCCTTATTACTAAGAAGCAAGAACAGAATAAAGAAGTTCAAGGATATAATATAAATTTTGTTACAACTACAAAATCTAAATTAGAAGAAGAAAATCTACCTTTAAATGAACAGACTTTAGCTCAATTAACAGAACAATATAAACAAGGTTATTTTGCTAAGTTTGGAGAGTTTCCTGCTACTATACCTCCAGACTTATTAAACATGGTAACAGTTGAAGATGTAGCAGATCAAGAGATAGTAAGTATTTTAGAAGATAAAAAGTCAAGAGGAGAAACTATATCATATGTAGATTATGCTAATATTGAAGATGATGCGTTAAGAAAAAAATGGCATGAGTATAGTAAATCAGCAGCTGGTCAAGGCTTAAGTGAAGCTGCAGTAACACATAAAAAAGAAACTGTTAACCCATTAGTACAACGTGTACTAAATACTTCATTAGGACATTATGATCATAAAGATATAGAACATATCCGAATGATGAATAGAGCTGAACAAAGATATAATGTTTTATATAATGAACTGGTTATTGGATATGATCCTAAAGATCAAACTAGCTTACATCGAGAAATAGAGAAAAGATTAGAATCAGATATCAAACAATGGGTAACAGAACCACCTCCTCCTGCAACTAAAAAAACTTGGTTAAAAGATTTACATAAAGGAAAGACAGCTTTAAATAATGGACTTAAAGAAGGTGTTAGTGCAAGCGAAACACTTTCATCTGATTTACTAGCTGGTAGTGAGAAGTATTATAAAGATTTAGAGAAATATGCTAATGATCCAGGTAATAGTTCTATACCATCTTATTATCGTGAGATAGCAAATGATTTGAATTTAACTGCATGGGAAGTAGCAAATATGCAATACCATTCTCAAACTGGTAAGGATTTACCTAAGCCTGGTCACCAAACACATATAGAATCGTTAAGTCCTATAGTACGCTATTGGATGACAACGCATCCTAATGGTAAAAAAGCTCTTAGAGCAAAGGTGAAAGAAAAAAACATGGATTACAATACAGTAGGTGTCACTGAAGGTGTTGTAACTGAAGAAACTGCACCTGTATTAGACTCCAATTTTTGGAGTAATTAAATTATGACAGATAGTTACACACAAAATGATTATGATGCTCAAAAGTTAACTAGTTCTTTAGCAGAATTAGAAACAAATATATCAGATCAGGAAACAAGAGATGCCGTTTACAATGAAAGAGAGGCACATGCTGAAGCTGTAGATGCACAATTTGCTGCTGAACAGGAAGACCCTAGAAATAAAGAACAATGGGGTATGGGAGGAGTTGTCAAAGAACTTCAATCTGCTTTCCTTGGTGGTATTCAAGATACAGGATCCTCTATTGTCACAGCTCCTGAAAGAGTATTAGATGCTCTTAATGGAGAGATGGCACAAGAGAATGCTGAGGGTAAATATGACACAGAATGGGATGATTGGTTTACCAATGATACTAATCCTATTGAAACTAAAACTTGGTGGGGAGGACTCATCAGAAGTGCTACACACTTTGGTACATTAGGTGGTGCAGTTGTAGCTGCAGCTCCAGTATTAGGAGTAGGTGCAGGTGCATTAGGAGCTGGTAGAGCTGTATCTGCTATTGGTGGTGTAATGACTAACCAATGGATGAGAGCAGCTGCAGTCGGTGCTGCTACAGATTTAGTTTCTAAGTACTCACAAGATGCTAATGGTCTCCAAGTATTAAGAGATAGGTTTGGTTTTATAGATACTCCTTTAACAACAAACGATTGGGATCACCCTGCTGTTAAAACATTTAAAAATGTAGTAGAAGGTATGGGTATTGGTACTTTAACTGATGGCTTATTTATGGTCATGGGTAAAGGTGCTAGAAGAGTTTTACCTGATGGTAGTTCAGTCGATGCTACGGCAGAGGCTGCAGCTAAAAGTCAAGCTAGAAATACCAGTGTTAATGGACAAGTTGTTGAAAAAGGCCAAAAAGAACTTATAGAATCTGGACCTGAGTTCAGAGGACATAAAAACAAGCCTCTTGCTGATTCACAGCAGGGATCGCCTACATCAACCGAAAATGTGATGGAGGTAAAACGTACACAAAAGAGAATTAGAGAGGAATGGGGAGCCGAAGAGGGGTCTCCTGGCTCTGTTTCTACACCATCTAACCTTGAAGCTGCACCTGCAAGTCGTGGTTTAGACGACAAAGCTTTAGATGATGTCTATAGAGCATTAAAAAGTGATGCTGGATACGCAGAAACCAAAGCTTCATTAGAAGCTGATGGTTTAACTTTAAGAGAAACATCTGGAGATGCTATCGAAGCATTCCATAGAACTGGTTTAGGTCGTAATGCAATGGATCAATCCCCTGCTGAATACCTATCAGAGTTTTATGAAAACGCTATGCCTCATTTTGAGGGTATGCCAGAGGAAATGTTAGAGTTTACTACTAAATATGTAGAAGCTTCTGACCTTTTAATCGGCTCATTGCTACGTGAAATACGTGATATGGGTCTAGTTGGTAGAGAACTTGCTGATATTGCTGACCTTGGTGACATTGATGCACCTGCAAAAGCCTTATATGACAAGCTGATTACTACGGTATCAGAAGTTAATAGGTCTAAACTACTTCAATCCCCTGAATTTAGGGCTATTGGAATGGAAAATGCAGCCAATCCAGCGGTAGCTAGACGACTTCAGAAGGAATACGTGGATCAAAACATGAGTGTTAAGGTAGGTGAATCGATAGATGCCTTCAGATTAGCCTTTCAAGTAGCTGGTGAAGATGCTAGTGATGATCTATTTAAAGGTATATTTGAAGTAATCTCTATGAACAAAGAGATACACAACCTAACTGACTTTGATAACTGGGTAAGAGCAAAATTAAAAGGCGGTGAATTTAATGGTAAACCTAAGACTGGTGTATTATTAAATGAACTCCATAAGGTTATGATTAATAGTGTTCTTAGTGGACCTAAAACTCCAGTAAGAGCTATTATGGGTACATCTACAGCAACTTTCTTACGACCACTAGCTCAAGTAGTTGGTGCTGGTATGAGGTTACCATTTACAGGTGATGTAGCTACATTAAGAGCTTCTATGGCATCAGTTAATGCTATGAGAGAAGCTATCCCAGAAGCATTTGAAGTATTTAAAACTAGATTAAATGCATATTGGGCTGGTGATGTAGCAACAGTTAAGTCACGTTTTATGGAATACAGTAAAGGTGATGAACAATGGGCTGTATATGGTGATTGGGCTGAGAATAGTGGTAGAGCTACAGATGCTGATAAAGCTATATATAGAACAGCTAACATGGCTAGAGCTTTAAATGATAATAAGTACTTAACTTATTCTACTAAAGTAATGGCTGCAACTGATGATACTTTTGGATATATTTTAGCTCGTGCAAGAGCTAAAGAGAAAGCAGTACGTGAAGCATTGGAAGGCAGTACATCTGGAAAATGGATGGATATTGAACCTAATGTACTAAGGGATGCTGAAAATAGATTCATGGGTGAAATCCTAGATGCAGATGGTAACATTAAAGATGCTGCTACATTGTTTGCAAAACAGGAAGCTACATTAACCAATGATCTTACAGGATTTGCTAAAGGATTAGATGAAGTATTTAAACAGACTCCATGGGCTAGACCTTTTTTCCTATTTGCAAGGACGGGAGTTAACGGTCTCGCTTTAACAGCAAAACATACCCCAGGCTTAAACTTTCTTGTTAAAGAATTTAATGATATAGCACGTGCAACTCCTGATAATTTAACTAGTGTACAACGGTATGGTATTAATACTGCTGAAGATTTACTAAATGCTAAAGCCTTACAACAAGGTAGATTAGCTATAGGTGGTTCTGTTATAACAATGGCAGGGATGCACTTTATGAATGGTGGTCTTACAGGTAATGGTCCAACAGATAGACAAAAACGTCAAGTTTGGATGGATGCTGGTTATGTACCTAGAAGTATTAATATTGGTGGTGTTTGGGTTAGTTATGATTCATTAGAACCATTTGCTCAAATATTAGCAGGTGTTGCTGATGTTGGAGATCATATGGATCTTATGGGTGAAGAATGGACACAGGATCAATTCCAGAAAATATCAATGGTAGTTGCACAGTCAGCTACAAGTAAATCATATTTAACTGCTTTACAGTCATTTGTCGATTTATTCTCTGGTAAACCTGGACAACAAAATAGAATGATTGCATCTATACTAAATAATCAAGTACCATTAGCAGGTCTACGGAATGATCTTGGTAAGTTATTTACACCACACATGAAAGAATTAAATTCAGGGTGGTTTGAAGCAATACGAAATAGAAACTTAATGACTGAGAATATCGCTGGTGAAGGTGCATTACCTATTAAGTATGATATGCTTAATGGTCAACCTGTACGTGAATATGACTTTGTGACTAGAATGTTTAATGTATTCAGTCCTGTTCAATTAAACCTAGACCAAGGTCCAGGTAGAAAGTTATTATTTGACAGTGGATATGATTTGAAGATGTCAACGTACTACGGTCCTGACGGAACAGATTTATCAAACAGTCCTCATTTAAGATCTAAATTCCAAAAATATATTGGTGATCAAAACTTAGAATTACAACTTAATAAACTATCACAAGATCCTAGAGTGATACGTTCCGTAGCACAAATGAATCGTGATAGGGACACTGGTAATAGAGATATAGATCCAAGAAAAGCTTACATGCACAATATCTTGATTGATAGATTATTTAAACAAGCACGTAAAAGAGCTTGGGGTTTAATGAAAAATGATCAAGAGATACAAGCAATGATAGAGAAAGAACGTCAAAAGCAAGCATTAATCAATAGAAGAAAACAAGAAACATCTACCCTCCTACAAATGAATAGATAACAGAAAACTTAAACAACTAAAAACTTATGGCAGCCACGTATACTGATAATGGGACCAATACACCAAATGGATCCCATTTAGAGTTTACTTATACCTTTCCTGTATTATTAACTACAGATGTCAAGGTATCTTTAAACAATGTAACTCAGGCAACAACTAAATATACTGTATCTACTTCACCCGCAAAGATAACATTTAATAATTCCAGTATTGATAGTACTGTACAGGAATCAACTGGTGCTCCTAAAACTGGAGTAACTGTACGAGTTTATAGAGAGACAGCTGTTGGTAAAAACACAGGTGATGAAGATCCTAAAGCTGTCTTTGCTGCAGGTAGTTCTGTAAGAGCTGCAGACTTAAATAATAACTTTGAACAAGTATTATTTGCTGCACATGAAATACAAGAACAACCTATAAATGCTGAAGATCTTGGAACAGGATCTATTACAACAGCTAAATTAGCAGCAGATTCTGTAGATGGAACTAAGATAGCTGATGATGCTATAGATTCAGAGCATTATACTGATGGATCTATAGATACAGCACATATAGCTGATGACCAAGTAACTTATGCTAAAGTACAAAACGTCTCAGCTACAGATAGAGTACTAGGTAGAGATTCATCTGGTGCAGGAATTATAGAAGAAATAACTCCAGCAGCTCTACGAACAATGATTAACGTAGAGGATGGTGCTACAGCTGATCAGACAAATACAGAGATTAGAACAGCTGTAGAAGCAGCTTCAGACAGTAATGTCTTTACAGATGCTGACCATACTAAATTAAATGGTATTGCAACTAGTGCTAATAATTATTCTATATCATCTGATTTACTAGATGAGGACAACTTTGCCTCAGATAGTGCTACTAAACCTCCTTCACAACAATCTACTAAAGCTTATATTGCAGCAACTTCGCAACCAAAGGACAATGAACTCACAACGTTGGCTGGTATGCAAACAGGTACTGCATCTATTCTTGCAAGTGGTACGGCTCTTACCTCAACTACTGCTGAACTTAACTTGTTGGATGGCAAAAGCATCGTCACAACGATTGGCGGAAGTGCTACTGACAGTGAACTCCCTTCAGCTCAAGCTGTTAATGAAAGAATTGTAACTTTAGTTACTGAAGTAGGTGGTTTTGTACCTATTACTAATGAGACAAGTTTTCCAGCTACTAACCCAGATGTCAATGATGGAGCAGGTACAATAGTTAGTGTTAAAGCACTTGCTAGTAACCTTGTTTCTAATGGTAGTGGTGTAGCAACAATTGCTAATGGAGCTGGATCTGGTAATACCGTGACTATTAACGGTATGTCAAACAGCACAACATATGCTGCAGGAAAAGGTTTAATATTAGAAACAACTACTACACTACATACTTATACTTTCCATAGGTTAGTAATGGATGAGACAGGTGTAAGCACCGCTCAAACATTAGTTAATGACTTTAATGAAAGATACCGTGTAAATGCTGGAGAACCTAGTTCTAGTCTGAATGAAGGTGATTTAGTATATGATACTAATGCTGACAAGATGAAAGTCTATGACAGTTCTACATCAGCATGGAAGGAAGTTACATCAACTGGAGATTTTAAATATTTATTCTTATGTCCAGCTGGAGGAACTGGAGCACCTACTTTAAACGGTAGTATTGCTACATATGACCTCAGAGAATCTAGTAACTCAGGTTCAGCAGCTAGTGTAACTAGTGCAGCTCAACTACTTGTTAGTATTAACGGTGTAATACAGAAAGCTAATACAGGCACATCTGCACCTGCAGAGGGATTTGCACTTGTTGATGCTAATACTATTGTATTCGGAGCTAACATAGCTAGTGGTGACAGTGTATTTATTGTACAGTTTGGATCTGCTTTAACTATTACTACTCCAGGGGATAATACCGTAGCTACGGCTAAGATACAAAACCTTGCAGTAAATAACGATAAGATAGCTAATGATACAATATCTGAAGCTAAGTTAGATATACATAATGCTCCATCAGGTACAGATAAGTTCCTTAAATATACCAGTAATGGAATGGAATGGGCTGTAGATAATAATACAGT